CATGTCCGACGACGGCACCGGCCTCCCCGTCCTCACCGACGAGGCGCGCAAGGCGCTCGGGGGCGGGCAATGAGCAAGCTATCCGTCCAAAGGTGCGACTTCCGTTCCGCCCAGGACTTCGTGCGCGCGCGCCACCGACACTCTGCCGTGCCGACACGCCACAAGTTTAGCCTCGCCCTGCTCGACGGCAACGGGCTCATGCGCGGCGTGGCGATTGTCGGTCTACCCAAAGCTCGCGCGCTCGGAAACGGCAAGCCGCGCGCGGACGGAACGATATGGCTGGAGATCGTGCGCGTGTGTACGGACGGCATCCGCAACGGGTGCTCGAAGCTCTACGGCGCCGCGTGCCGGGAGATCGCGCGAGCTGGCGCTAACCGTGCCGTGACGTACACGCGCTCCGACGAGTCAGGCTCAAGCCTGCGCGCCTCGGGGTTCCGCGCCGACGGGACGGTGCGCGCCCGCAGTTGGGGGTGCAAGTCCCGGCCTCGGCGCGACAAGGACGAGCGTGTTGACCGGATTCGGTGGACGCGCGCGCTCGGGGGCAGAGAGTGAGCGGCTGCAAGTGGTTCTCGAACTGCGTCTGCCTCGACTGCGACCACGCATTCCGATCCGGGGCCGTGGCCATCTGCCCGGCGTGCGGCCGATCCCGCCTCGCGCGCGTCTCGGTCCGGTACACGTCCTGCGAGGGCCCGGTCAGCCCATACTCTTGGGAGAAGGTGCTCCGCGCGATCCTGGCCGCTCGCCGTGGCCGATCCAGGCCGAAGCCCGAGAAGCCCCGCGCCCCCTCCGCCCGCGAACGCTGGGCCGCGAAGGAGGCCGGCCGATGATCGACCTTCGCGCCGCCCGCCTCGCTGCCGGCGTCACCCAGTCCTACGCCGCCGCCGTCGCCGAGATGCACGTCGAGAGCTACCGCCGCATCGAGCGGGGTCTCCGTCGGCCATCCCAGCGCGTCCTCTGGGCTCTCGAGGTCGCCTTCGCGCCCCACCTCGACGGGGCCTCGATCGAGACGCGGGAGCGCGGCCGGCCGAGGGTCGAGCGCGATCCGCAGACCCAACCCGTCGCGTGAGTCACGTCCCCTAGCGCCCTCCCCTCCGGCACTACCACGCTCGCACCCTCTGGACATCGGCGCCACGCTCGGCCTCGATGTCCTACGTCCCCGCGACCGTCAACCTGACCAGCTCTGATCGCATCCTCCAGGGTGCGACCTACTACCGCGAGTTCGCGCTGACGGTGTCGGGTGTCGCCGTTGACCTGACCGGCTGGACCGGCGCGCGCTGCCAGTTCCGCGAGACGGCCGCCTCGGGAACCGTCGTGGTCACGCCCGTAATGACGATCGTGTCCCCGCCGACGCTGGGCAAGATCGGGCTCGAGCTGACCTCGACGGTCACGACCGCGATGGGGACGCCTGACGGTGGCGTGTTCGACATCGAGATCTACGACTCGGCGGTTCCCCCGGTCGTCGAGCGCGTGATCCAGGGCTCCTGGTCGATCGAGGCCGAGGTCACCCGGTAGGGCCTCGTGTGGCCGACTGCACCGTCTCGGTCGCGATCGAGCAACGCTCGGCCCTCGCTGCCGCGCTCGACACGCGGAGCGCCCTGGCTGCCGCCGTCGAGCAGCGGAGCACGATCGCAGCCGCCCTCACGGAGCGGTCCGAGGTCGCCGCTGCCGTCGAGCAACGCAGCGCCGTGGCTGCCGCCGTGTCGGAGCGCGAAGCCGTCGCCGCTGCCGTCTCCGAGCGCGAAACGCTCGCCGTGGAGGTCGACTTGGGCGGCCTGACGGGCTTCGACCGCGCGAAGCTGGACTCGATCGAGTGGGGCGCCACGAACCGCCCGCCCGACCTGGTCAAGTTGGCCTATGCCACCGAGAAGTCGACCACGACGAACAACTCCGTCGATTGGCCGGGCACGACTTCGTTCCAGGAGGTGATCCAGTTCCTCGTGCCCCAACCGGCCTGGCGCCAGAACGGATACGTCGAGTGGGACGTCACCGGCTCGTTCCTGAACTCGGCCGGCGCCGGGACCGAGACCGTGACCTTCGAGCTGCAACGCTCGAACCCCTGGCCGACGGACGTGGGCGAGCCAGCCGGCACGTTTGGCCTCCCGCAGTCCTGGACGACGTTCGGCACCTTCACGAGCCTCCCGCTCAACGTCGGGGCTGGAATCGGCGTGTTCACGTTCACCCTGCGGATCCGCGCGAACCCGCAGACCTCTACCGTGTTCCGGCAGTCCTGGTCGGGCGAGATGGTCTGGTCGGACCTGGCCGGCGGCGAGCCCGGCTTCCGCAAGTTCGTGAGCCGGACCGCGATCGACGTGACCGAGGACCAACTCTTCCGCCTGCGCTTCAAGACGGACTTCACCCCGTCGTCGGATCCGGCGTTCAACGTCAAGAGCGCGTCCGCGATCCTCGTGTGCCCGCGTGACGGGAGCGACATCTAGTGGCGACGTCCTTCGGCACGGACCCGCTCGCCTGGGCGATCGACACGGCCAACGCCTTCCGGAACATCCGGTATGGACCTTCGATCCACCACCGGCTGAACGTCTACCTGAACGAAAACCGCCTGCCCGGCGGCAACCCCGTCCTCGTCTACACGCACGGCGGCGGCTGGTCCACGAACGAGAAAACGAGCACCGTCGAGGGCTCCGAGCTTCAGCGGCTCCTGTGGGCCTACCTGCTCGGGAGCGACACGTACGGCACGGACGAGGTGCCCTTTGACGTCGTGTCCGTCGAGTGGCGCCGCGCCAACCAGACGAACATCTCGCCGGGCGCGCTGAACACGCCCTATGAGGCGACGGCCGAGGGTACGAACCCAGGCACCGGCCCGACCTCCGCGCCGTGGTTCTTCCCGACGTGGGTCGACGACCAGCAGCGCGCCATCCAGTTCGTCAAGGCCAACGCCGGCCGGTTCGGCTTCGACCCGTTGAAGATCGTGGCGTGGGGCTCGAGTTCGGGCGCGCACCTGGCGCTCCTCGGTGGCCTGTCCCCATCGCGCCGCTTCCTGCCGGCTGACATGGCCTCGAGGCTGTACGACGCCACCTGGAACTCCCGCGTGCGCGGCGTGCTGAACTGGTACGGGCCGATCAACTTCTCGCCCTGGTATCTGCACTTCAAGCTGCTCGCGCCGGCCTTCGGCCTCGTGGAGAACAGCGACACGAACCAGCGCGCGGACATGGAGCGGCTGCTCCTGGTGCCCGACTCGAGCGGCGCGTACCCGAGCACCGTCGACGTGACGCCCCTGTGCAAGTCGGTCTCGCCGGTCTACCGCATCCGCGCCGCGTGGCCGGAGAACGCGGCCGTTCGAATCCGCTCCCAGTACGCGACTTACGACACGACGACGGTGCCGGGCTCGACGTACTCCACGATCCCGCCCTACGTCGCGACCGGCCACGACTACGCGCAGCTCGCCGACCTCGCGGCCGAGTGCACGGCGGTCGGCGTTCCGCACTCCTCGGGCCTCGTGGACGCCTCGCTGTTCGGCGGCGACGTTCAACTCGCGTGGGAGTCCACGCTGGCCGACACGTACGCCTGGCTCCAGACCTGCGTGGACTTCTGATGGCACGCTACTCCCAGAAGCGACCGTGCAAGGCGCACTGCAAGCGCAAGAAGGACGACCCCAAGGACAAGCCCCTGGAGCCGTGCAAGGGCTTCGCCGTCCACGGCTGGGAGGTCTGCCGAATGCACGGGGCGCGCGGCGGCGGTCCGATCAAGACGGGCCGCTACTCGAAGCACCTGGGCCGCATCGCGGAGTCGTACGAGGCGGCGCTCGCGGACAAGGCCCTGCTCGACCTGCGCGAGCCCATCGCGGCCCTGGACGCCATCGTGCGCCGGCTGGCCGAGCGCGTCGAGGAGTTGGACACCCCCGACTACCGGCAGCGGCTCATGGAGCTGCTCTCCGAGTCGAAGGCCGACGACGCCGACAAGGCGTACGGGGCTCGCGCCCAGCTCGAGGAGCTGATCGAGCGCGGAGCGGACGAGGATCGGACCCTGGCCGTCCTGCGCGACAGCCTCTCCGAACTCGCCAAGCGCATCGAGGGCGCCTGGAAGGTCAAGCTCGACAAGAAGCACGCGCTCGGAGCTGCCGAGCAGCGCGTGCTAATCGCCCGCTTCCTAGACCTCGTGGCGCAGGAGTTCGGCGTCGAGGCGTCGATCCGCGTGGGGAGGCGCTTCCGTGGCGAAGTCCTCGGGATCCACCACAACTGAGTCGGGCGACGATCCCGACGTCCTGAGCGCGGCCGAGGGCCTAGGCGAGTGCGACGTCTTGCGCGAGAGCGTGGACTTCGTGCTCGAGCGCATGGAGAAGCGGGCGGCGCAGGAGTCGGCCGCGAAGCTCGACGCGGCAGCCTCGATCGAGCCATTCCGCAAGTACGCGGGCCGCGAGGTGGAGTTCGCGCAGGAGGTGCTCGGGCAGAAGCTCTGGGCCTACCAGCGCCGGGCGATCGAGGCGTTCTTCGCCAAGCGGTTCCTCGCGAACGCGGGCGGCCGCAAGTGCTCCAAGACGGAGACCGAGGCCCTGATCGTCATCATCGCGGTCTGCACCCGCGAGTGCATCGTGCTCACGACGGGGCCGGGCGATCGCCAGGTCAAGGAGCAGCTCTGGCAGCGCATCGCCAAGATCGTCGGGGACGCTCGGTCGAAGGGCGCCAAGATCCCCGGCGAGCTTCAGACCGCGACGTGGCGCATCGGTCCAGAACACTACGCGCTCGGCTTCAGCACCGGCGTCAGGGCCGGCGAGTCTGGCGCCTCGCGCGCGCAGGGCTGGCACGCGGGCGTCATCGTCCCGGACGATCCGGATGCCCCCATGACGCAGGAGGAGCTGGCCGACATGCACCGGCTCGCGCAGGGCTCCGGGAGGCCCCTGTACCTCGTGCTCGACGAGGCCGCGTCGATCGAGCCGGCCATCTACAACGCCTTCGAGGGCTCGATGTCGGGTCCGTCGGCGCACATGGCGCTGTTCCTGAACCCGACCCTCGAGGCCGACAGCCCGCACCCGGCCGCGCGCGCGTTCGCCCCGGGCTCGCGCTACCACCGCATCCGCGTGACGCAGCTTCGCGAGGAGGACGACCACGGGGACGACGCCGGACTCGTGTTCGACGAGGTGTTCCGCACCCCGCCGTGGCTCTACTTCCCCGAGTGGATTGAGCAGCAGAAGGTCCAGTGGGGCGAGGGCACGCCGCTCTGGTCGGCCTACGTCGAGGGCCGCTTCCCGACGCAGGGCGTGGAGCGCCGATTCATCACGAAGCCCATGCTCGACGCGGCCGAGTCCGCCGAGCTTCCCGACGACGGCACGCCCGAAGGCCGGCACATCGGCGTCGACGTGGCGCGGCAAGGCGCGGACGAGTCGGTGGCAACGCTCTGGGTCTGCGGCGTCGTCGCGGCCCAGCACGCCTGGCGCTCGGACGACCTCATGGAGACGGCCGACATCGTCCTCGAGCTGATGCGCGAGTGGAGCCCGAAGCCGGACACCGAGATCCCGGCGCGGAACGTGCACGTCGACGTCGGGATGGGCGCCGGGGTCATCGACCGGCTCAAGCAACTGGGCCGGTACGTCGACGCCGTCGACTTCGGCCAAGCCCCAAAGTACGACTGGAAGTGGCTGACGGGGCAAGTCAAGTTCGCGAACCGCAAGGCCGAGCTTCACTGGGTCGCGCGCAGGCTCCTGCAAGAGCGCAAGATCAGCTTCCCGGCTGCCTACGCCGAGCTGCGCCGGCAGGCGACCTGGACGCGCTACGAGTTCGAGGAGCGCGTGGCCGGGACGCAGATCGCCGTGCACCGCGAGGACAACAAGCCCGGCCTCAAGCAGCGGTACGGACGCTCGCCTGACCACTGGGATTCAGCCCTCGTCGGGCTCTCGCGCTCGTCCAGCGCACGCCCGAGCGTCAAGGTCGTTTCCTCGATGAGCGCCCTGCGCAAGATGCGCCGGAGCTACCGACGCTGATCGGGGCTTGCGGGGCGTCTACCGTTCGCCCAGCCCGAGACCTCCTGACGGGCGAGTGCGCGCATACGGGGAGCGTGGCGCGCTACCTGGCGGGGCCGGAATCCATCGGCCGGCCTCGCCGGGACCTCCCCGTTACCCGGCGCGGCGCTGGGGCGTCGGCGTTTGGTGTTTCGCCGCCTCGTCGTCCAGCACGGCGCGGATGAGCTGCGAGGGCTTGAGCCCCATGCGCTCGGCCTTCGCGCGGACCTTCTCGATCGTGCTCGAGCGCACGCGAGCGGTCACGGTCACGTAGTCGTCCGTCGCGTAGCCGGTGACGAGAACGCGCACGGGCTGCTCGGCCTCGAACTCGATCAGCGCGCGCACGAGCTGCGACGGCTCTTTCTGCACTGACCGTGCTCGGCGGCAGATCACCGCGAACACGCTCCGGCAGAGCTTCAGAGACATGACCTGGTAGGGATCGGCCCAGTCGCGGGCACTACGAGCGTTGCTCGGACCTTGCATGTACCCCGACCCTAGGGCCGTGCGTCCCGACAACAAGATCCGTAGCGGTCCCGAAAAGCGCCCGTCCCCGTTCCGGCGCGATCGAGGCGCGCCCGCCTTCACGGTCGAGATGGGCAAGCTGCCCCCCGGCGCGTCGAAGTCGATGACGACGCTCCTGCAACAGATCGGCGTTTCGCGGCCGGTTCAGGGCGGTTCAGACGAGGTCGAGGATCCGCTGGTCGACAGCGCCGCCGTCTACGCCTGCATCGCGAAGCTGTCCGAGGCCGCGCGATCCGTTCCGCTGCGCGTGTGGGAGTCCGACGCCGAAGAGGCGAACGAGGTGCCCGAGGCGCACCCGGTGCGGGCGATGTTCGAGTCGCCGAACCCGTACATGGGACTGCCCGACCTGATCGAGGCCGGCGTCGTCCACTACATGACCTCGGGTGAGGATTGGTGGTTCCTGATGGACGAGGACAGCCGGCCGATTACGGCCGACTCTGACCCCAAGTCCAGGATCCCCCTTCCGCGCTTCATCTTCCCGCGTCCCGGCGACGAGGTGATGGACAAGCGCGACACCCGGACGAACCGGATCCTGTCCGTCAACTACGCGACGGGGATGCCCGACTTCGCGGTGGGCTCGACCTTTCACGTCGCGAAATACAACCGCCGCGACCCCCAGCGCGGCCTCGCCCCGATCGACGTCGCCCTGCGCGCGATCTCCGTCGGCTTCCAGGCCGAGCGGTATCAGGAGGGCGTCATGCGCTCGGGCGGCCCCGGCGCCTACCTGAACTATGAGCAAGAGATGGCTCCCGACGAGGAGCGCCGCGTCCAGGAGGAAGTGAACGAGTCCCTGCGCGACGGGGACCTCCTCGGCGGGCTCAAGGTGCTCACGGGCAAGGTGGCGGTCCTGCCCAACCCGGCGACGCCGAAGGACATGCTCCCGGCCGAGACGCTGGACTGGGCGCGGGACACGGTCTGCATGGTCCTGGGCGTGCCTCCGCCGGTCATCGGCGTCCTGGACCAGTCGACCTACAACAACATCACCGAGGCTTATCGGCAGTTCTGGGCGACGGTGAAGGGCTACCTCGACGCTCTCGCCGCGAAGCTGAACAGCCACCTGCTCGGACGCCTAAGCGATCCGCGCCTCGCGCGCTGCCGCGTGTCGTTCGACCTCTCGGGCATCGACGCGCTCCAGAAGGACCAGACGGCCAAGTACGACCTCGGGATCAAGCTCGCGACGAGCGGCGTGCCGATGTCGTTCGGCGCCGCGATGGCGATGCAGGGCGTCGACGTCGAGGTGCCCGACGCCGCGAACGAGCAGGTCGTGATGCCGTTCGGCATGACGCTCACGAACCCGGACGAGGCCGATGCGCCCCCGCCGCCCGAGCCCCCGGCCGCGCCGCCGGTCACGGGGATCCTCGAGGTCGTGCAAGCCGTCTCGGACGGGCTCCTGACGCCGGACGCGGCCGTGGCCGTGCTACTTGCCGCGTTCCCCAGCATGGACGAAGGCGCGGCCCGCCGCATCGTCGCCGGGGCGATCGTGTCCGAGGGCGAGGAGGACCCGGACCCCGAGCCGGACCCCGAGACGCCGCCGCCGGCCGACGAGGAGCCGGAGGGGGAGCCGCCCGGTGACGAGGGCAAGAGCCTCGAGGCCCCGCCGCGCGCCCTGCCGCCGCTCGACAGCGAGGACGCCCGCGCCGCCTACCAGGCCCGCTACGTCGAGAAGGTGCTCGCCAAGCCCGAGCGCGAACTCAAGGGCGACGTCCTGCGCTACCTGAACGACTACGCCGAGGCCCAGCTCAAGCGCCTGCGGCAGTACGCCGAGGACGGCCCGAACGTCGCCGGCCGCGCGTACCTGCCCGTCGAGCGCGACTACGGCATCGACGAGGAAGTGCGGCGCTTCCTGCTCCTGATCGAGCAGCGATGGGTGGACGACCTCGCGGAACTTGCGCGCGCCCCGCTGCGGTCTGCCTTTACGGGCGCCATCGAGGACATGGCCGATGAGCTGTCCGTCATCGCGATCGACGCGACGGACCCGCGCATCGCGAACGCGCTGTCGACGCAACAGATCAAGCTCGCCGAGGGCGTCACGTCCCGGCTGGCCGACCGCGTCAAGGCGACGATCCTCGAAGCCCTCGCGAACCCGGGCGCCGACGCCGCCGCGCCGCTGCAACTGCGCATCCGCGAAGTCCTGCCCGAGCTGACCGAGAACCTGCGCCAGGTGTTCGGCACGAACGAGGCGCGCGCCGCGACGATTGCACAGACGGAGACCGCCAAGGCCGTCGGCACCGCGCGCGAGATCCAGATGGTCGAGGCCGGCGTGACCGAGCACCAGTGGGTTTCGAACCGAGACGCCGCCGTTCGCGACAGCCACCGCGAACTCGACGGCGAGGTGCGCCGCATCGGCGAAGCGTTCAAGCCGAACCTCAAGCGCCCGAACGATC